AGTGATTGATTGTGAAAAGGTATATTCTCCAAGATTATCTGCCAGCACAACTCTTGTTCCGTTGTAAGGGCTTCCGCATCCTGTGATGATGACTGTTTGTCCTTCGGTGAATTCATGAATTCCTAGTGTAGTGAAAGTAGCGACATTATCTGTCAGCGATACTTTCTCGATTGGTGCTTTGAATGTAACTAGCATTGGCAGAATAACTGTTTCTGCGGTGTCAATAATTTGGTTTAGGTAAGCATCTGAATACAAGGAAGATGACACACCAAGCACAGAGCGCAATTCGCTTGCGGTAATTATGGTTGGCATGTCATCTCCTTTAGTTCTCCCATTATTAGCTGCCTACCAGCGGGAGCACCAATAGGCATTAAGGGCTTAATTAGTTCTTGTTGAACCAAACTGCGCCACCAGCAATTTTAACTGCTAATGCGCCATAGCCATAGTAAGCAACAGATACTTGACCAGTTGCTGTGATGTCTGAACGGAGTGTTAAGCGTGGGCTCTCATACCATGTGAAGGCATCTGGATTTACTACGATCATTGACTGATCGCCAGTTGTGTATCCATCAAGTGAACGAGAAACATAAAGATCCAAGCCAGCAACATTTCCGCGTAGTGATGTAGGAACTACATTACCACCTGCGTTTTGTGGTTGTGATGCGTTGTAAATTGGGCGACCGCTGTCGTTGTAGCCCATAATGTTGCCCCATTGTGTGCTATTAACAATCAAGTTACGAGCAAATCCAAGTGAGCCAGAATAAACAGAAGCAGCAGCACCTGATACATAAGATAGAAGTCCAGCAGCTGTGTTATCAGCTGTTGCTGTTGCTAATGCACATGAATTGCCTAGAATTGTCGCAACATAGCTGTCTGTGGTCTTTGCGTAAGCAAATTCCATTTGACGAACTAACTCATCAAAAAATGCTGGTGATGAACGATCAAGAAGTTCAACTGAGAATGTTTGTCCGCCAGCGAATTTTTTAACATCAACAGAAACGAATGATGAAGTCATGTCAGTTGTGTCGATTGCTGCTGCCTCTGCCTCTAATGCAGTTGTTGGCACAGCTGTAATTTTAGGAATTTCGAATGTCATGCCAGCAGCAGGTAGAGCACCGCGAGATAGAGCATCGATTAATCCACGATCAGCATTTGATAGACCATTGATGATCTCTGTTGATTGTGGTGTTGGAATTAAGCCAGCAACTGTTCCAGTTGTGTCAGCAGCCATTACATATTGACGGCTTTCCTCTGAACCTAGTGCAGCACGAACTGAGTGCTCCAAATAAGTTGCCTTTGAATTGATTGGTGAGCGTGGCTTTGTGTAAGCAACTGATTGCGCTGCTACTAATGCCACAGGCTCAGACTTTGCAGCTTCTACCGCTTCGGTTGCGATAGGAGCATCTGAAGTTGTGTCAGACACTTTGTCCTCCTGTGTTGTTGTATCCTCAGCGGTTGCTTCGGAATTCTCTGGTGTATTTGTTGCAACTACGCTTTCAACTTTTGCTGAGGCAATTGCGGGATCAGACACTAAACTGACTTCTTGTAAAGAACTTTTTGAGATAACCATTGCGCCATCTTTGTTATCCCATGCATCAACCATTACACCAACAGAAAATCCATCTCGTAATCCTGTGGCTGCTTCCTCAAGAGCATCATCAGCTGCAAAAGTTTTTGCTAACTTAAATGTTCCCTCTAAGCCTTGATCATTGGCAGTTATATCAATCAATTTTCCTAGAGGTCGGGTTTTGTCATGTTCTAAAAGCAATTTGACGGGTTTTGAAAAATCAATGCTGTCTTTACTAAAAATTGTCTTTCCTGCTGATGTATTTCCTGCTTCATTCCAAGAAACAATAGTTCCTGAAATTGTTCGCTTGTTTGTATCGGCAGCGGTTATTGTTATTGGGAAGTTAATCTTCATCGGATTAAGTCCTCCTCCTCTTGGATTTGTTCGATGCTCATTGCACCGATGCGGTTTAGGATTTCATAAACTTGCGCACGCTCTAATGCTGAGCCACGCAAGAAATCATCAATATCAAATCGAACTTCAACACCATTTGGCACAAAGTCAGCAGCTGATAATCTTTGTTCAATTGGAGTGATGATATTTCTTAAACTGAAATCAATAAGGGCTTTTCTTTCCATAACAGTCGTGCTATATGTCATGCTGGTTGTTTCAGCAGATAAGAATGATGCTGGAATACCAACTGCTCTAGCAATTTCGGTTGCGAGGTATTGGCGTGCCTGATTTAATTGTAATTTTTCTGGATCAAAACCTAATGCAGTTAATTCGACATCAGCATTTAAGAATGCAGTTGCTCTTGTGTTTCTAGCAACTTTCCAACTTTCCAAAAGTTTTGTAATTCGCTCTGGAGCAAGATTTGTTCCATTTGATTTTAACACCATTGTTGGAACTGGCTCTTTAGCGTATAACTCAGCAGCCTTTTCTAATTCTTGAGCAGCTCTTATTGTGCGACCTGCACGATTTAATACACCTTCGTCTAATCCGCTAAATACAATTAAAGATCCAATGCCTGATGCTGGAACATGCATTCCATCAACCATGTATGAAGTAATTTCAGTTTGATTTGCATTTAGATTGTAAGTAACTCGATCAGGTGCAACTCTTGTCCATGCACGAACTCGACTATTATCTGATGCAGCATAAGCATCTAATACTTGACCATAAGCAACGCCATGAAATAATAAATCCTCAGCGATCCAAGCATAAATAGCAGAACCAGCAATTCTTGGATCTGGTTGCATAATTACTCTGTTTGGATCTAAATGTTCTTTTGTAAAATGATTATATGTTTCTAAAGGTAATGATCCAATTGTTGAACAAATTATATTTCTTGCTCTTGCAACTGAAGGAACTGACATCGCTTGTTCACGCGTTGCAGTTTGTGCTCCATAAAATAATCCACCAACAGCTGATTGCAAATTGTAAGGAGTGTTAGCAGCAGCGACATCCATTTGAACTGTTGGTGTCTGATTTGTCAAAAATCTATCAAATAATCCCATTAGCACATAATATACCATAAAGTCTAGTTTAAGCGATTTGTATGTCTGTTTCAGTTTCAGGTTGTGTCGCAAAATATGTAACTAATGCTGATGCCACACTTGCGCAGACAGCGACCCTACTAGCCCTCCTTCCAATAATCCAAGATCCATCACCAAATGGCAATTTAGCAGCTGATAATGTTTGTTGGGTCAATTCTTCTTGACCTGAATGCTGCAACCTGTGTGAGTTAATTGCTCCAAGCCATCTGTCGCACGATTCTGCATAAATAGCCCCGTCCATATCAGTAATTTGTATTCCTGCTGAATTTAGACGGCTTGCAACTGCTTGGCTAGTTCTTTTGCTATAAGCCACAGTTTGCGTGTTGTATTTTCTAACATAAGGCGCAATATCGTTTGCAACTGCTAGATCGTTTAAGCTGTAATCGTTTGACCAAGTATGAAGCAATTGAATGTAAAATCTTTCACCCGATAGTCTTTGAGCAGCTACTAATGCACCAAATTTTCTATCTGGACTTAAATCTAAACCAAGCCAAGTAGGTTGTTCAGGATCTAATGGAATTGCATCTATCTGACACATTGCCCATTTTTGTGCATCGATTGCTGAATTAATTGTATCTACCCATTGAGCCAATACTTCCGTTCTTACAATATCTGGTGGATCGTTAATAACTGCTTTTAGGTTATCTGGATGAATTGTTATTCCTAATGATGGGTTGGCTTGAGCGAATGCACTCCAGTTCATCTCGCCTGACGGAAGCAAGATAGGAGCATCGGGTTCTGCACTCCACTCAAACCAACCTATCGGATCGTTGGTCGTAGCTGAAGCCAACGCCCTCTCACGCAATTTGTTTAGGATTACGGAATGTTGATCACCAGCTGAGGAATAAATCCATACTTGCGGATTTTTAGCAGCCATCATTGAGTAGCGCATCGATGACCAAGCATCTTCATCCTTATATTCACGCAACTCATCAAGATGTATTGTTTCAGGTTTTGATAATCCTCTCGCAGCATTGTTCGCAGCCTTTACTACAAACCGCCTGTTACCAAATAATTCAATTTCTTCCGCGCCATGTTGCCATCGGATTTTTTTTACTTCCTTTTCCAATTTAGGATTTGTTTCAATCAAGCCAACAATTTGTCTAAATGTTTCAAGTGAAGTTGTAAGTCTGTGAGCTGATGCAAGCTGCAAGCCTTCGCCCCACACAAACATTCCTGTCAAAATCCTGAGCATCATCAAAGTTGATTTACCTTGCTGGCGTGCCATGATCAAACCAAGTTCAGAATGAGCCCAGCGACCATCTTCTCGAATCTTATGACCATGAATGCACACAAAGCGTTGCCATTCCATAAGGTTGATGCCCAGTTCGGTTGCAAAATCGATCATCTCTTGACCTTTTGATGGTAAATCATTGAGTTTTGAGTGAATACGCGGTGTTTGCACACCTCCTAATCCTGAATAAGCCTGATCTACGCTTATCTCGCCCGTTTCAAGGTTGATCAATCTGATCCAGTCTGATCGTGGCTGATCGAGGTGTTTTGTGG